GGCGAAGACTGTCGACTCGGCGATCACTCGAACATTCGGGAGGACTGCCGCATCGGCGCGCGGTGTGTGATCGGCGCGCATGCGGACATTCAATACAATTGCCTGATCGGCGACGACGTCCGCATTCTGAACAGCGCGCAAATCGCGGGCGGGACCGTGATCGGCTCCGGCTCTTTCATCGGGCCAGGCGTTCAGACGGCGAACGACCGGCGCGTTAATCTCGACGACTATCAGGACCGTGGGACGCGCGTCGCTCCCATCATCGGACAGAAAGTCATGGTCGGCGCGGGCGCGATCATCCTTCCCGGCGTGACCATCGGCGACGGCGCGACCGTCGCGGCCGGCGCGGTTGTCGTCGAAGACGTCCCGGCCGGCGCGTTCGTCTTTGGCCTGCCGGCGCGCCCGCGCGACTACGCCGTCAGCCGCCAGGTCAAAACAGTCGGCTTGGACCTGATCGGCGGCGAGCGCTGACCATGCCGCGCCAGCGCTTGAACGTATGTTCTTTCTTCGTCTACCGACCGAACGAAAATCCCCGGAATCACGACTATCTGCCGATGCTCCGGCTTTTGCAGAAATCATGCGACGCGCTCGACCTTCGTCACGTCGTTCTGACGGACCAAGCAACGGCGAATGAGCTTCGGCCGGAAGGCTTTGAAACCTTCGCGGCGATTCTTCCGGTATCCCTCATGCAAGCCTGTACGGAGATTCAGGCGCTATGGCTGGAACAGGGCGATTGGCAGGGCGCGGATACGATCACGGTCGGCGCGGACTGTCTGATCCTGCGGAATCCCGACAAGCATTTCCCGGCGTCGTCTGACGCCGACTTGTGCGTCACGCTTCGGCCAGGCCACGACCGATACCCTATCAATACGGGCGCGATCCTTTACCGGAGCATCGCGCGCGGTCGCCTGGCGACGATCTTTCGCGGCATCGCGGAGTCGACCGGGACTCGTTGGTGCGACGATCAGCGCGCAATCGAACAAGCTCTGTCGCCAATGCCGGACCGTCACATATTCGCCGAACGCCAGGGCGTGCAAGTCGCGTTCCTGCCGATGTTCGTTCACAATCAGTCGCCGACGTCGGTCCGCGATCCGGCGCGCGCGGCGTGCGTCCTTCACTTCCGGGGCAAGAACCGAAAATATATGACCGAATGGGCGGCTATCCATCGGCCGGAGTGGCTGAAATGAAGCGGACCGTCGTTCTGTCGTTCTATGTGAAGCGCCGCGCGAAAGACTTCGGTCTTCAGAAGGTCGCGCCATATCTCGACATGCTGGCGATCCTCGACCGCTCATGCGCGCGCGCGGGTCTTGAGCATATCGTTTTGACCGACGACACGACGTCGCAAGACGTGACCGCCGCCGGCCTGACGCCATTCATGACCGAACTGCCGCGCTCGCTGATGCAGGCGACGACGGAGATTCAAGCTTGCTGGCTGGAGTCGCCGCATTCGAAGGGAGTCGACTCCGTCTTCGTCGGCGCTGACTGCATCGTCCGCCAGGACTTCCGGCCGTTCCTGCCGCGTTGCGATTTGGCAATTGCCTTCATGAAAGGTCATAAGAAGTGGCGGCTGAATAACGGCTTCATGTACGTTCCGGCCGAGTCGCGCGAGCGCGTTGCGCCAATCTTCCGCCTGATCGCCGACGACACGCGACAGAAGATGGGCGACGACATGACGTCGATAGAGCGCGCGCTTGTGCCAATGCCGGCCGACTATGGAACCTTCAGCCGGCGCGGCGTCGACGTCGCCTTCCTGCCGCTGAACGAATGGAACTATGGCTATCAGATGGACCCGGCCGACCCGGCGAGCCATGCCTACGTTCTTCACTTCATGGGCGATTGGAAGGAAGGAAAGCCGCTGTTCTTCGCTTGGGCGAAAAATCACGGCTTCGCGTGACCATGCTCGACGTTGTCTGCTGGAAGTGGAAGCCGGCCGGACACTACCGCTCGCAGTATCGCGGCTGGCAAGTGAACGTCCTTCGCGCCATGGTCGCCCGCCACTATCCCGAACCGCATCGCTTCAACTGCATCACAGACGATCCGACGGACATTGATCCGCGCGTCCGAATCATTCCGCTCTGGAAAGATCACGAAAAGCTGATATCGCCGCACGGCCCCGCGAATCCGTCTTGCTACCGCCGGCTTCGCGCCTTCTCTCGCGAAGCCGGCGACCTGATCGGCCCGCGCTTCGTGTCGCTCGACCTGGATTGCGTTGTGACCGGCGACCTTCGCCCGATATTCAATCGGCCGGAGTCGTTCGTCATGTGGGAAGGCCAGGTCAACGGCTCGCCCTACAATGGTTCCATGTTCATGATGGACGCGGGCGCGCGGCCGGACGTGTGGGAAAAGTTCGATCCGGTCGAGTCGCCCCGCCTGGCGTCGCGACTGCATTATGTCGGTTCGGATCAAGCCTGGATTGGTGCGTGTCTTGGCAAAAACGAACCGACCTGGACACGGGCGGACGGCGTCTATTCGTGGCGGATGCACCTTCGGCGAAATCGTGGCATCCTCCCGGCCGACGCTCGGCTTGTGTTCTTTCACGGGTCATCGGGCGATCCGTGGTCGCCCATCGTGAAAAAGCGCGCGCCATGGATCGCCGACCACTATCACGAACGGGAGACTCCATGTTCGCCGGGACTCTTGACCGCCGCATAACCTGGCAAACGGCCGTCATCACGCGCGCCGCTGAAGGCAACGAAATCAAGACGTGGTCGACGTCGTTCGAAACGTGGGCTTGTCGCGCCGACCTTCGCGGGGCCGAAATGATCCAAGCCGGCGAGTCGGTCGACGAACGGACCGTGAAGCTTCAACTCTACTACCGCGCCGGCCTGGTCCCGACGGATCGCTTTATCTTCGAAGGGCTGACCTATCGAATTCACTCGATCAACGAAATAGGTCGACGTGAAGGCTTGGAAGTCATCGGCCGCACGCGCGCCGACGGCTTGCCGGTGTCCGGCTAATGAATCCGTCCTTGAAGTTCGAAGGCGCGAAGGAAATGGAAGCGGCCTTGCTCGAACTGAACGGCGTCGCGGCGACGAACGTCGTCCGGAAGGCGCTGACCGAAGCGCTTGAACCTGTGGCGGCGTCGGCGCGCGGGCGCGTCCCGGTCGACGAAGGCAAGACGCAACGATCAATTGGCGTCGGAACGCGCTTGATGAAGCGACAGAAGCGACTCAATCAGCCAATCGTGAGTCACAAAGGCGTGGAAGCCTACGTCGGCGCGGGCCTGGTCGGCGGAAAGTTCGACGGCCGCGCGGCGCATTTGATCGAATTCGGAACCGTACACATGAGGCCGCGACCGTTCATGCGTCCGGCCTGGCTGTCGAATCTGAATATCGTCTTCAACGGCCTGGCAAAGACCATGGGCGAAGAACTGGCGAAGGCGGCCAAGCGCGCGGCGCGCAAGGCATTGAAGGCGGGGCGGTCATGAGCTTTGAAGCGGACTTCCGGACTCTGATCCTGCGGCCGGCGGTCGCCGCCTTGGTCGTCGACCGCGTCATTTGGGAAGAGCTTCCCGGCGCGACCGTGCGGCCGTGTGTCTGTCTCTGGTACATTACCGGCGAGGGGCTTTATTCGATGGACGGCCCCGTCGGCCTGGCGTCGTGCATGATCCAAATTGACGTTTGGGCTGTGGATTTCCCGGCCGCGCGAGCGGTGCGCGACGCCATTGAAGACGCGATAGACGCCTATCGCGGAACCATTGGGGGAACGGAATTTCAGGGCGTGTTCTTCCGGGGCAAGCGCGGCCAAAATGAGCCAGTAGCGGGCGCGCCCGCGCAGCGATATAGTCGCCAATCGCTTGACGCCGAAGTGTGGCACGCGCGAACGTCTTAACTAGGGAGACTTACCATGACGACGGAAGCCGCAATCGGCCACGGCACGCGACTCGAAATCGCCAACATGCCGGCCGCCGACCCCATCGTTTATACTTTCCTCGCCGAAATCACGAACATTCAGCCGCCAGGCGTTCAGCGCGAGCTTCACGACGTCACGCACATGGACTCGCCGGATCGCTGGCGGGAATTCATCACGGGACTCAAGGAAGGTTCCGAAATGTCCGTGACGATGAATTTCGTTCCCGGCGGCGCGTCGGACGAACGGCTTCGCGAAATGTACGACGAAGCCGACCCGGCCCCGATGCGAATCACGTTCCCGAACGGCTCGCAAATGGGCTTCTCGGCGTTCATTCAGGACTATCAGCCGGACGTCGAAGTCGGCGCGCCGATGACGGCCGAAGCCACGTTCAAGATGACCGGCCCGCCGGACTACACCGACCCGTCATAAACCCCGCGAGAAGGGACCGGAGAGTTTAGCGCCATCTGGCAAGTATCCTCCGGTCCCGCCGCGTCGAGACAACCCGCAGAGAAGGCCGCCGTCGGAAAGCGAGTCGGGCTATTTCCCCGAACGGCGGCCGTAGCGACAAAGGCGACACGATGACGAACAAGCACAAGGGCGAATTTTG